TAATTATTCCAAGCAGTTGAATTTTCATTATAAATTAAATCTTCAGAATCTGGTATACCATCGTCGTTTGTATCACTACTATAAGTACCGTCAGCGTCTTGTTTTATAGATCTTGGATTACTAGTTTTTGAAGTTGGATATATTATATGTTCTATACCAGAACTATCAACACTTGTAAGCTTTACGTAGTTAACGTAATCATGAGGTAAAGGCATTGTTAAATAAGGTGGTACAATTATTTCTTGTGATTTACAAGATTTAAAAGTATCAAAACTTAATTCTGCTAACGCTCTTTGCGCATGAAAAGCTACATCTGTTCTTTGTGCTTTTGGTATTAGCTTGTCTTCACCAACGTGAGTAAACATAAAGTTATTTATTATTTCACTTAATGGCATAAACTGATAACTACCTAACTTAGTGTTTGGATCATCTTGATTAAAAGCTAAAGTTATAGTTGCTCCGTTAACTGTTGGACCACTATAAAAATTACGATTAAACTCAACGTACCAAACAGATATTGGTGCAGGAGCAAACTTTATAAGATAATTATCATAAACAGTATTATTTACATCTTGATACGTAGGCGAAACAAAAGTTCCATCAACATACAATTTATAAGATCCAGGTAAAGCTAAGTTTGGATCATTTGGATCAGGTGCTACGTCATTGTATACAGATGATATAGCGTGACTATTAGCTTGTAATGTAGCGCTAACTGCTGAGCTTAAACCAGTAAAAGTGTATTTACCTCCATAATATCTTGCTTGTGAATATTGATGTTCTAATAATGCCATTTATTACATTTTTTGTTGTTGTATTCTTTTTATATCTTCTTGATCTGCTATTTGTACTAAACCAGGTTTATTTAATATTATACCTGCTAGTTCTAATATTTTATTAACAAGGTTTGTTTCTTCGCTAATGTGAAGTTCAAAGTCTGTAGCTCTAGCAGCATTGTATAAAGCTCTTTCATTTACTACTACATAACCCCACTCAGCTTTAGTAGGAACTCTAATCATGTTAGCAGACACTACACCTTCTTCTGGCAAAGTGTTAGCGTCTATAACAATAGGTGTAAAAACTTGTATTTGGTATTGTGTAGCTAAAGAAGACGTTGTATACACAGGTCTATTTATAGTAGGATGTAATATTCTTGAGTTCATTATTAACTGAAAATCTTTCTGTGATATTTTTTCACAATTAACAGCTTTATCACCTACAGTTAAAAATACATTTTCTACCCTATAAATATCTACAGGCGTAAACTGATTTGAACCTAACTCTTGAGTAATACTAAATAAATCTATTTTTTCATCTAATATATCATCTGGATCAGAATGACCGAGATCATTACCAGCAGCTCTTTCAGTTTGACCCCTGTCATAAAAGTATTGTTCGAATATAGCCATTTGAGCTTGATTAGCCATAAGGTTAAATTCTATAGGTGTTATATAACCTCTTTGTTCTTTATTAGCCGCAGCTAAAACTCTTTGATATACCGTGTCTATACTTACTGCCATAATTATTTTGTTTTATAAGGAAAAGCTTTGTTTAAAGCTTGTTGTCTTTTATTACATCCACAATCTTTTTTACCCATAGCTTTTGCACCTATTTGTGCTAAATTATGAATACCAGTAGCATGAGTAAACTTTGCTATGGTATCTCCTAAGCCTCTTGATGGTTGTCCGTAGTTTCTTAATGTTCTACTCATATTATTTTTTTAAAAAGGTTACCCCGAAGGGTAACCATAAATGATTAATTTAATCTTTTTTCTATGTTTTGATATATTTCCATACCTTCATCAGTTTTAAACCAATGTGCTAAAGCAGTATATGGATGCTCATCAAATGGTACTGTCATTATAGGTCTATCATTTGAGCCCCATAAAAAGTTTCTTTGATCTTGAGATAGCTTAATAATACCAAGCTCTACAGCTTTAATACCAAAGTTTCTAAGTTGAACATTATCATCAGCAGCTAATTCTAAGAATAAAGAAGGATTATTTCTAGCAAATAATAGTAAATCTCTTTTAAGTTCCTTAGAACTCATCTTAGATACCTCAGAACCTTTTTCTACACGCATAATAGCTTCTGCTAAATCAACATCCATATCTCTAGCTATAACTATTGCATCAGCTTCTAATTCTAATATTTCTATTTCTTCAGCAGCTTTAACAGCAGGCTTCCATTCTTCAAAAATAACATCTTTACCTGGATGATATATAGATAAAAGTTTTTGTAAAACTGTTTTTTCTTTTGGTACTAACAAAGCTCCGTTTCTAAAAATAATATGTGATAATCTTTGATCACCTTTCATTTCATCAACAAAACAAGTTTGTTGGTTTTCACAATACTTTAACTCTCTTTCAAAGCCTTTTTCTTCATCAAACCAATAAACGTTAGCTGATTTTACAGATTTTGATAAAGGTTTTTTATCTCCTTTTAAATAGTAAACTCTATCTTTTACTTCCCACTTAGGTTTTTTATTTTCTGTTTTTTTAGGTTTTGCTGTTTCAACAACTGGTGTTTCAATAACAGGTACCTCTACCTCTTGTACTTTTTGTTTTTTTGTCATAATATAATATATAATAAAATTAATAAAATAAAAGGCCGAGGCCAAAGCCCCGGTCTTTTAAAAATAGTTTACTGCATTAACATAAAGTTGTTAGCACCTTGAGTGATTAAACATCTTTCAGTTAAGAAATGTAGTTGCATTGCATCTAACGCAGATGTAGCAGCACCAACAGAACCAGTAACCCAAGTCTTCATTCTTCGGTCATCAGTTTGTGAAGCTCTATATCTAACGTGTAAGAAAGGTCTCTTCATGCTTGCTCCAACAGTTTGATCATAAACTGAAGAAGTACCAGCAGGAATCATGACACCTCTAATAGCAGCAGATCCAGCAGCGTCGTTAATACCACCTCTTGTAGCTTTGTCGTTTAAGTATCTGAAATCAGACTTGTAGAAGTCATAAGAACCTCTTCTGAAACCAGTGAAACCTAAATTTAATGCCATATCTTCAGAGTTGTTAAATACACCGTAAGATGTACCACCAGCTCCATAAGAATTCATAGAAGCTAACATATCGTCAATAGCTAAGCTAGTTGATCTGTTAACAAACATCATGTACTCTTCGATAGCACCTTGCTTGTCAAACTCAGCAAGTATTGCATCAAACTCAGCTAAATCAGTAGCAGCGTTAACACCAGTAACACCAGAAGTAACATTACCTCTATCAGTTATAGCATCAAACAAACCTTGCGTACCAACACCATTGTCAGCAGCAGCTCCTAAACTAGTATCAACAACGGTAGAGTTGGAACCTCTAACGCTTTCTAACATTGCCATCTCAATATAATCGGTAAATCTAGCTCTTGTATCAGCTTCAGCTTTTAAGTACCATAAGTAACCTGATTGACCAGCTTCTGTAGAAACTTCTACCCAACCAATTCTAGATGCATCAGAACCTGATACTTCGTAGTAATCTTTCATTATAATTGGTTTGTTAGTAAAAGTTGTGAAAGCAGGTTCGTTAGCTGGAGTACGTGAATTAGCTGCAGCAAAGTTACCATCATTGTAAGCAGTTCCTTTTGCATATTCAGAACCAACAACTAATAAAGTTGATCCACCAGCAGTTGTAGCATGACCAGTTAAATCAGCTTTATCAAAAGGTTCAACTTGTATAACAGCTGTATCAGTATCAACAGCTAAACAAGGTGTAACTATACCATTACTTGCGATAAGTACTATATCATTAGTTCTAACACCATGATCAGCAAGAGTAAAACCAGTAGTATTACCATCAATATCACTTGTTACTTCAAAAGTACCGTTTGTAGAACCAGCAGTTGCTACTGTACCTTTTACCGAAATGTGTAATCTACCTTGCTCTGACCAAACTACTTGATCAGCAGTCATAGCTTCTTCAGCACTAACTTGTGCTAAGAAACCTGAAATTGTTCTTGGACCGAAAACCTCAGCCTCTTTTTCCATTAAATCTGGAACGTATTGTTGTCCCCAACCTGCGTTTGCAGCAGATGAGAGATCAAGATAGTTTGTAGATAGTGTTTGCTTTTGTGGAGCAGGTACACTATTCAAACTAGGTCCTCCTGTAATTGCCATAATTTTGTAATTTTAAATTGTTATTTGTTATTTTTAATTTTAAACTTAAAATCAGAAGAATTATTACCTAAAACTTTTACTTTCATACCTCCAACATTAATTTCACCATGAGCTTGTCTAGGTTTCATATTAACATTTTTAGCTTTAGCAACACTTGTTTTCATAGCATCTGCTTTACCTTGCTCGTAAAAATGCTTAGCAATAGCATCTGCGTTTGTAGCTGTATATAAAGCTTTATGATATCCAGCCGCATCTGACATCTGGTTATTTTCATCAAGAAACTTTCCTATGAATTTACCAATATCATCTTGACTGCTCTTTACTTTATCTACATCTTTAACGTTAAATCTATATTTTTTATCTCCAACGTTATACTCAAAGCCTTTAAATTTACTATTAAAAACCTTATCTGTTTTCTTTAAAAAATTAGATTTAGTTGCTTCTAAAGTTTTTTGCTGTTCTTCAGATTCTTTGTTGTATCTATTAAAAAAATTAACAGCTTTCTGTTGTTCCGGAGTCAACTTTGACCCAGCTTTAATTTCTTCATAGTATTTGGACTTTTGCCCGTCCAAGTGGCTTCTAGCGCTGGCAACTTGCTCTTTAAACGCTAGTTTTTTTCTTCGTATATCTCTATCAGTATCTTCTTCTTCGTCTACTTTAAAAGTATCTTCCATTAAGAAGTTTATTTCATCGTTAGTTAAATGAGGTTTAGTTTGCTTATAATATTCAAACACAACATCGTTATCATTTAACTTAGTATAATCTTGATTAAGTTTTACGTAATCGTTTATATCACCACCAGTTTCTTCCATAAAGTCAACTAACTTTTGAATATTTTCTGGTAGTGGTTTACCAGTAGCTTCTGCTTCAGCTATAGCTTCTTCAACTTTTTCTTCTACTTCAGCAACTTCTTCTTCAGTTGAATCTTCAGTTACTTCTTCTAATACTGCTGTTTCTTCTTGTGCTTCGGCTTCCGGTTGTATTTCTTTTTGTTCTTGTATGGGCTCGGCATTTTCAGGCTCTGCAACCACTCCGCTGTCGTCAGCGTTATCTTCTTTAGTTTCATTTTCTATTGGTTTGCTTAAATTAACAACATAATCGCCGTCTTCATTAATGTTTGGTTTATTAGTTTCTTCAACTTGTTCAGTTGTATCTTGTGTAGTTTCTTCAACTACGTTTTCATTTTTTTCTTCCATAATATAATATAATAATAATTAATAATTTTATCTAGGGTCAAATACACCTAAATCAAAACCACCTCCTAGTATATCATTACCTGAAGACTCAAAGTTTTTAGGTGGTTTATCTGTTTTTCTTTGATCAATCATCTCGCTTTGTTGAGTTGCTTGAATTTTTGTTCTTTCATCTTTACGGTCTTCTTTTTCTTTGTCTCTTGTTTTTTGACCTTCAACCTCTAGATTTTTTAATTGCATGTTCATTTCAAACTCTAATTGCATTAACTCTTTTTTATGCTGAACTTCTTGCATCATTTTTTGCGCGTCAAGCTGTGCTTTCATCTGCTCTAGCTGTGCTTGATTTTGTGTTATAGCTTGATTTTTTTGAACTTCTGCTTGAGCAGCTACTTGTTGTGACTGCGCGTTAGCTTGTGCTTGTGCTTGAATATTTTGTTGTTGTAATACTTGATCTCTTGCAATTTTCTTTTTTCTACGTATTTTAAGCATTTCGTTTGCTAGCTTAACGTTCTTTATATTTCTAAGATCAATAGCATCTTCAAGCTCTATGTTTTGTTGCTGTAATGCCATTTGAATATTATTTTCAAGCATAGCTTTTTCTTCTTCATCAGGTGATAATTCTAAAAATATACCAAAGTCATATAAGTGTAAGTTTGACATCTCTTCAAGTGTAGCAACATTGTGTACACCTATAGCTTGTATAAAAGCTTCTTTAGTTGGTGAATATTCTATAATATCAGATATTCTAAGTGATAAACACTCTGCTATTTCAGAAGTTATAAATAAACCAGCTTGTAGTATGTGTCTTGTTGCTGTATTAGAGTTAGCAGCAGCTAGTTTTTGTACACCTACTAAAGCATTTTTATCTGGCATGCTACCATCTCTAGCCTCATTTAAACCTGTTACATCTCTAATCATTTGCAAGTAATAGTTATAGTTAGCTATTAAAACTTGCATTTTATTACCACCGCTACCTGATGTTATTTCTTGTATTGGCACTTTACCAGGATTCATATCACCATCTTGTGTAAATGATCTACCTATAACAGAACCTGTTTGGAAGAACATGTTTAAAGCTTCTTGTGGATTATAGTTTGTACCATTACCTAAATCTATTTCAGCTAAACCATCAGCATCTAAATAAACACCATCTGGTACCATACGTGACATAACTTGTTGTAGTTTTAAATGTGTAAGCTGTATCATGTCAGCAAAACCAGTTATACGGTTTACTAATGAATCTATTTTACCTTCGTACATACGAGGAGCTACAATACTATAATTCATTTTAACTTTAGTAAAATCACTTTTAGGTCTCATCATGTTTTTAGACATTTCCCATTTAAGTAATTTATTAGTACCTAGTATTAAAGCGCCTTCATAAAGAGTTTCTATAGATCTTAATAATTTACCAAAACCACCTTCCATATTTTCTGGCGGATCAAACTGATCGTCTTTAGGTATTATTTTATCTGAACCAGTACCTGTTTCTTTTATCTTGTATACTTCGTTCATATAAGTTTTATAATTAAAATATAAAACTTGTACCGTATTATTATCTTCTTTCTTTTTATCGTAACGAGTATTATAATTACCTCTATTATAATTTTTATTATTCATTATCTCTTCAAGGTCTTCTTGCTCTAAATGAGGAAATTGTTTTGCAAGCTCGTTAACAGGTATTGATTTAACTTCACCAACGTAATATATATCATCAAAATATGGTGAATCTGTGTATGAATAAACTAAATCAGCTGGATCAACATAATCTATAGTAACACCTTCAGAAGTTGTAAAATTAGTTTTAGCAGCACCTATACCTAGCACAGTTAAGTCGTAGTAAAAACGTTTTTTAGTTAACTCGTATTTATTACCTTCCATTAAAACATTTAAAGCTTGCTCTTCTGCTATTTCAACAGCCTGCTTATAACTAAGCTGCATGTGTAAATCTAGCTCTTGCTGCGTTATAGGTAAAGTGTTTGGATCATTTTCATAAAGATCAATACCCATTGTTTGTTGAGCAGCGTCATTAAATTCTCTGCTTTGCATATCTCTCATTATAGATTCCATGTATTCTGTTCGTTTAGCTATACCATGTGGATCTTGAGAATAAGCCTTTATATCATAAGTTCTTTCAGCAATACCATTAACTACTATATCTACAAACTTTGCTATTATAGGTACTGGTGTCCAGTCTAAATTTAAATAAGATAAATCACCGTTTATAGATAATTCATCTTTATATTTTTGTATTGATTGTTCACCTCTAGCGTAAAGTCTTAGTTTATGAAACTCGTTACGAGTATTCATGTATCTATTCAAGCTAGCATCATCATTAAACCACTCGTGCTCTATAGCTTTAGCAACTTTTAAACCGTAATCATAACTTAGCTTTTCAGCATCACTTACAACTTGACTAGGAAAATAACTTTTGTTAGAATATGCCATATTTATTCTTTGATTATTTGAGACATATTTCCATTGTTTGAAAACTTAGAAATATGTATATTTAATTTTTGTTTTTCTATTTTAACGTTTGGTGCATACAAATGTCTATTACACGCCATTATAGCTAACCCACTACTTATCGTAGCATCAAACTTTGTTCTTTTATTTATATCAAACTTAGACCAGTCATTTAATAATCTATTAAAATAAACATTACCAAATGTACCATCTTGCTTCATACCTACGTGATCTTGTATATACATTTCAATAGCAGCTGCATGAGCTTGCTTTATATCTTCACTAGAGTTTGGTATACCACCTATTTCTTTTTCTGCTACAGATAATTTATTCCAAACTTTATCTGGTCTATTCATACTAAAACCTCTGTAACCTCTACGCCTTAAATAGTATAATAGTCTAGGTTTATTATTCTCTGCTAGTATTGGCATGCCATAAAATACTAAAGCCATCAATACATCTTCAAAAAATATTTCAGCCGTAGGTGGTCTTGATAAGTATTCTAAAAAGAAGCTGTTAGCTGGAGCGTCCTCCATACTGAACTTAGTAAGTCCGTGAAGTGCTCCTTTTGAACCTTCACCATCTACGGTCCCGGATATATCATATGAGTCACATCCAAACGCACCCATATGTTCATTACCAGGATATTTTATACCATTTTTAATTACCACTCTATTTTGTAATTGCTGTTTAGGTGTCCAGCTTATTTTAAACCTACCTTTTGGATCTGGATAAAATATAACGCTAGTATCTTTGATACCACCAACCCAAGCAAAATTTCCTTGCGTTACACCTAAGCTACTACTTAGTTCTTCGTTGTAATCTATTTGCTCGTATATTTTTACTAAGTTAAATATACTATTTTTTGTTTCATCTCTAAATGCATGTTCAGTTGTTCTAGGAAACTGGCGATAAAATTCATTTAAAGCATCTTGATCGTCTTTTAAACCATCAGCTTCGTTTTGCCAGTTATCTATTACACCTACATCTATTAGTTCACCGTCTGGGGCAAAGACATCTGTGTCAGGTGTAGTAAATACTGGAACTCCGTACTCATCAATAAATCCTTCGTAGTTCCATTCCATTGGGATAAACAAAGAGTATAAACCAGACTTTGTCTGGCCATTTCTATTTCTCTTAGTGACATCTGATGCATTGTATAGTTTTTTAAAATTGTCTCCACCTTTATCTAATGAGTTTGAAGTTGAGCCCATCATACATTTACCAACTATTCTACTACCTAATCGTAAACATGTTTTTGTTACTCGCCAGTTATTTAATATGTTATCAGGTCTTTCCCACTTACCACTTTCATCATGCACTAATAGATTTAGCTTTTCACCATCATAACTATTATCACCTGTATTTTTCCAGTCAATAGTTGTGTCTAAACCTTCTAAGTGTTCAACTTTTTCGTTAGCTGTTATCTTTTTTCTTGTAAACTTGCTGGCTGGTACTCTGTACGCA